CTGCTCCGACTGCGCCGCCGCAGTAGCGGAATTTGCCGCCGCGCTCTGACTTGCCGCTGCATTGGCCGCGGAAGTTGCCGCCGCAGTAGCGGAATTTGCCGCCGCAGTAGCGGAATTTGCCGCCGCAGTCGCAGAATTTGCCGCCGCAGTCGCAGAATTGGCGGCATCTTCAGCGTGTCCAGCCGCTTTGTCTGCCTGTTCGACAGCGTCCGCCGCCGCTTTGTCTGCCTCTTCTACGGCGTTTGCCGCCGCCGTGAGAACCTGATCTATCACGGTCGCCGTCGGCTGCGGGTCTGTCTCACAGCACGGCACAACTCCGGCTCTGATCCGCCCGACGTTTGCCCACACGGTGGGGATTATAACCGCTCCGTCCTGTCCGTCCGTGCCGTAGACGCCGATCATGAGATCGCCGCCCGCAGTCGTCAGCACCTCCGCCGGAACAACTACGGACAGCGAAGTGAGAACCATGTCCCGCTGAACGCCGGAGCCGGAGAAAGTCGCTATTTTCGTCAGCCCGTCCCACTCCGGGGAGAAGCTGAACGTGACCGGGATGCCTGAGCTTCCCGACGTGATCATTTCGGTGTAAACCTTGTAAGCGTGGCGGGTGTTGACTGATATTCTGATCATTCTGTCAGCCTCCATTCCTCGGCGGAAACTACCCGCATATCAAGCCCGGCACTCTGCGGCGTCTTCTTGTCGTCGCCGTCAGACGTGACGCGGAATATTTTTCCGTCGCTCTCCCGGCGCACTACATCGTGATATTGCAAATTCAGCTTTCGCCCGGTGATGATTCTGTACACGCCCGTGACTCCGCTCGCCTCGGCAAGTTTCGCCTCTGTCGATGTATCGAGCGTGATCGCCGCTTCTATGTGCGCTCCGTCGACCCATGCTGTCCTATATCCGCCATAACCGTCGTCTACGATGGATTTGTTTATGATCACGCATTTTTCCATCGCTTCTGTAAGCAAGCTCATATCGCCCTCAACTTTCTCCATTGATTCAGGCGGGAGCCGTAATGCGCCTGCCACGTTATCGCCGACGATGATCCTGTCGCAACTCCGCCGTCGCTTTTGGTGTAACTATAACCGTCAAAAGATTCCGACTGATACGGCGATTCGATAGCCCCGGTGTGATCCTCTACCCACCTGTCGATCTCATCGACCAGAGACAGCACGGCGGGAGGAACATACATCGCCCAGATAGAGCCGGAAAAGGTCTCGTCTTTCAGTCCCTCGAATGGATATATCCACACGCCGTCGTTAAAAGTGCTTCCGACGATGCGATAATACTGCCCCTCCTGTAAAAACTCAAGCGGCTGAATGTAGCCGCCTGAGATTTCAAAAGTGCCGACATGAATATCCGCATATCGGTCGCGGAGGAAGTAGTTCTGCACCTCTCCGCAAAAATCTGTAAGCGTTACCATTCAGCCGCCCTCCGCATTATTTACGAAGCAGTAATAGTGCCCTTTACCACGCCGCCCGCATATTCGACAAGAATCTGAATGCCGGACATTACAAGGCTCTCGATCTGCGCTCTTTCCTCGTTCTGGTAGCCCGACTTGATACCGACATAACCCAGCTCGTCGGCGGTAAGCTCGAAAGCGTCAGCGACGTCGCCGTTCATGGTCAGGTAATAAAGTATGAGGTTCTGCTTGGCTGTCGCCACGAAGGTTCCGGCGGTCACGCGGTTGGAAATGATCACTGTGCCGAGACCGAGGAAGTTTTCGATGTAGTTCATGCCGAAAGCGGTCTGAGTGGTGATGCTCGCACTGCCGAGATATTTTGCCGCGTCAGTCGGGTTGATGAAGTACACCGCCTCGGCGGTATCGTCCTCAAATTTTACCTGAAGCTGTCCCCAGCCGTCGGCGAGTGCCGCCTGAAGTCCTACGCCGGTAGCGGTAGCCGAGCCGGTGATAGTGCCGTTAAGGAAGGTGAAGAAGTCGGTTCTGATTCCCTTCTGCACATCGCGAAGCAGAGCCGCGTCGGTAGCTGCGACGGCGGCGTTAAATCCGCTTTTTTTGATCGATTCGGCGGAAACAGCCTTGCGCCACTTTTTGAGCGTGATCTCACCGACTGCGGTTTTTGTGGTCTCGTAGCGAGACAGAGGGATGATCTCGCCCTCCGGGACAGCTCCGCTCTGGAGAGTGCCGGAAGTCTCGTAGACGTACATGGTCGTGCCCTCCATCATGGGGATTTTGCGGGTCACGCCAAGTACTTCAACCAGCTTGTCGAGAGAAGCGTGGGTGAACTGATTGACAAAGTCGACCTCACGGACGCGCTTCATCTGGTTTACGGTTATAAGATTGTTTTCAGCAGTAGTTACTACATTTGCCATGTATTATTTCTCCTGTTCTTTTCAGATTCCGAACAGCTCATGGTTTTCGGCGATCGCTTTCTGTCTCTCAGCCGTATCCTTGATTTTCAGAATCTCTTCTTTCGTTTTCGTCGCGCCTCCGGCTCCCGCTGGTGGATTGCCGGTATTCGCTCCGACGTTGCCCTTGCTGACTATCAGCCCCTTGTAAGTCCCGGAAAGCAGAGTGTCAAGCGCCTTCGTGTCCTTGATCTTCCCGTCGGCGAGTTCAACTCCGCCGATTTCCTCTGTCGCTCCCCGCATGGCGATATCAAGATTCGTGCCGGTGATGCCCTTTGATTCAAAATAGGCTTTCACGGCGTTCGCTTTCGCCTGAGCTGTTTCTTTGTCGGTGATGCTCTTTTTGTACGCTTCGAAATCGTTGTGTTCTTTTTCGTATTTTGCCTTGTAAGTGTCGCCGTTGTTTGCCTTCTCCTCGTCCAATTCCTTCTGAACGGAAGCCAGCTTTTCGGCGGCTGCTTTTGCGGTCTTGAGCTCTTCCGTCAGCCCGTTGACCACCTCTGCGTGTAAATCGATTATCGCGTCGATCTGATCGTCCGAAAGTCCCTTATCGCCGACCATGATCGTTTTTAAAAACTTGCGCGTAAACTGTGCCATTTTTTCGCTCCTGTTCCTCGGCGGGCAGTACCTCGCCCGTTAGCGTGTTTTTTGCCGTGAAAAACGAAAAAAGAGCCGCGCACACTCGATTGAGTGTGTTCGGCTCTTGGCGCTCTGGGCGCTCTACGGCTCTATATTATTCAGTTTCAGCTCATGGCCGCATCCTCGGCATTTGATATATATATCTCCGTCTCGGATGTAGGCTATGATTTTCCCGCACCCGCATCGCAGGGCGCGGCTGTTTTTTTCGTCGGCATTCTTTTTGCCGCTCTTATTATACCACGCTTTCGGCGGTTTGTCAAGCCCTGTTAGCATATTTTCACCTCCGTCACGCGTTTTCGAGCGAATCCTTGATCAAATCACGATATTCGGCGTTGTGCTGAGTTGCCGCCGGGGAAAGGTATGGTCTCGGTCTCATTCTGGACGTTCCCAGCTCCACGGGAGCGGCATACTCAACACGCGATCCTATATATACCGCGCTTTCATCGGCGGCGACCTCATAAGTTATCGAGTTTCTTAATCGTCCCGTATCGACAGGGACAATATCCTTGGCGTAGCCCTCTGCCGTCTCGCCTATTGCCATCAATCCGCGCTCAATCGCTATGGCAAGCGCTTCGACGATGTCCTCCGAAGAATCTTCAAGCTCGATTTGGATATTTATGTTTGTCCCGCCCGCTGACCATTTTGATTTTTTGCTCATCTGAACGTCACCTTGATTTTTCCCCTTCTTTCGGGCGGAAGATTCGATGTAAATCCATCGATCACATGAGATGTTGAGCATCGGCAGTTATACACATTTTCGGGCGAGCCTGACGGATCTCCGGGAAACATAAGTTCCTCGCCATTCACGATAAACGGTTCGTCCACATCTATGGCCTTCTCTCTGCTGTGATAATCCGCATCTGCTTTCTCATGCCATTCTCTTACCCGGCTATCGTGCGCAGATATCCACATTTTCCGCATTTTGACGCCCTTTCCTTGCGCCTCATGTGCCGTGTCCATTCTCGCCTTGTTTTCGGCAGCCGTGACAATAGTCCTCGCCGCCCGCTCCGCCGATTTCTCATTCATGTCGCACACGTTTTGCAAGCGCGCCTTGATCTTGTCAATCGTTTCTCCGGCGATGACGCCTTTCGCGACTTCGCTGTTGATAGCTCGCATGTTCCACGGGATATCCTTCGTCGGGTCGATCTTGTACTTCGGCAGAAAGCTTGCGTCTTCCTGCACCAGATTCTTGACCGTGTTCGGATTTATGATATCAAACCTCACCGCCGCCCCGGTCTGAGCCTCGATGTCCTTGCCGTTCCAGTTCCACGTGTCGGCGTAGACCTTCGGCGCTCTGCCGTTGACGTAATCCGCCGCCATCTGATTCACGTTCGACATTTCGCGGGCGACACGCTCGGTGAGCTGATTGTATCTTCGGTGCATCGTGGTGTTCAGCCGCATATGCCGCTGGTACGCCGCTTCGAGCTTTTTCTTTTCCTTCGGATCGCTCGCATTTTTAATCATCTCCCGAAGCCGCTCCGTCTCGGCGTTCATGCCGTCGAGGTACTCCTTCCATTCCTTGCCGATGTCGTCGTAGGCGTCCTTGTAGATTTTGCGAAGCCGCTTCTCCATTCGGGCGATCTCCTTGTCCGCCGCGATATGAGCTTCGTCGAACACGTTCTCCGCCATCAGACTTCACCACCGTTGTCGGAATTGCCGTCGTTTTCGTCATCGCCTTCGTCAGACTGTCCCGCCGCGTATCTCCGCGCTTCTTCGGCTTCACGCTGCGCCTTGACTTCCTCGACCTTGTCGATGTCGCCCATGACTTCAAGCACCTTGCCCGTGATATAATCCGACGACAGATATTCCGCCGCCGATACGAGGGTCTGTATTTCCTCCGCCTGATTGACGATCTTTGACCGGGTATATGTCGGCTTGTCGTCGATCCCCAGCAGAGAGAGAAGGGAGATAATAAACTCGGTCACGCAGTGCTCGAACATATCGACCTTGCTTGTCAGCGGTTCGTAAGCCGCCTCAATCTGAGTAGCCGTTACCGCACCGGAGGCGATCTCCTTCACATCGAGCGCCATAAAATCATCAAACAGCTGTGACCTCAGACGTTTCAGCGCCGTTTCGTTCGCCTCAAACGGCGCTTCGATCGAGTGAGAGGATATCTCCGTCCCTGCAGCTCCGTCAACGTGCGCCACATGGAGCGTTTTCAGACGGCGGACAAATTCAGCGTCATCCGCGTCGTCCATTCCCCCGGCGTTTTTGATAATCCAGTATATCAGATTCGCGTCGTCGATGTTGTTGACCAGAGCGGACGCCATAAGGTCATAAGCGTCTATCGTTTCCCGCCCTCCGACGATCTCCGACTGCCTGTTGATGTTGAACAGCGGGATTATCGGCAGAGTGGGATAATTATACCCGTTCAGTATCTCCACCCCGGACACCTCCGACCGACCGACGACCATGACATAATCCCGCTTTTTTTGCAGTACGGTTATGTCTTCGCCCTCCCGCCGGATGTACTCGGTAAATCCGTCCGGCTCATACAACGTACATCTGAGCGGCTTCTGAGCACCGAGCGACCACCAGCGCACCCCAGCCATCAGCGCCCCGTTTTCTTCGTCGTAGATCGGTGCGAATGAGGGAGAATCAAACCCGGCGACCGGAAACACCTCTAAATGATCCACGTTCCAGAATCCGAATGCCACGCCGCCGTTGATCGCCCGGACAGCCAGCTCGGACATTTTCTCATCGAATTTTTTCCCCAGCCGGTCTTTAACAGCCATGTCAGAGAACGAAACGCCGTTCCCGAGCAGATGTTCCACTTCCTGAGTGACGAAATAGAAATAGTATCGGCTCGGGATTTTGTTGTTCGCCGAGTAGATATCCGGCACCGCCCGCCCGATAGCATCGTAAATGAATTTCTGCGCCTTCATGATCGTCGGGTTCAGGTGGCGATAATACATTTCCGCGTCTCTCGCCACCCGAAACAGCGGGGAAGAGCTGTGTTCGTTGATCACGGCGAGTATGAAGTCCATTCTCGCCGCTTCGTTATCGCCAAGAGTAACCAAGTCCTGATAAGTTTTCAATAGCGTTTACCTCCCTTTTCTTTCTCGCCATGATTTGAAACGTGCGCACGAAATACCTCATCGAATCCATCAAGTGATCGTTGACCTTGATCGGTCTGTCCTCGCCGCTGGAATCGTCCCACGCGTAACCGTCCGCTTCTTTCCGCCAGTTTTTCAGCCTCGGCGACACCTTGATTCTGCCTGTCTGCATCGCCGTCGCCGTGTCTCTGATCCCGTCGAGTACAGCATTATCCGCCTGAATCACGCCGTACCGCTTTTTTCTCTGGAGCAGAGCGATAAATGACGCCGCCGAGGGATCAACGACGGTTTTTATCTTGGCGTCGGGGATTCTCCCCGTGAACGCGTCGATATCCTGCCCGTATTCCTCATCCGTCTTCGTCATGCCCGTGTCACGCCCGGAGTAGTAGTATTCATCCACAGCGTACCACACACCGTCGGAATAATATTCCCATATCAGCGCCGCGAAGGCATTTTCCGTGCCGTAGTCAATGGATAACGCGTATTTCAGCGGCTCACCCTCCGGCGGCTCGGCGACAGCGTCACCCGCCATCGGATATATCAGCCCCTCGGCAAGCGCCCACTCGCCGAGAATGTAGCGCTGATAGAACACCGTCCCCGAGTATTCGCGTTTCAGATTCTCCACGAACTCCGGCGGCAGGAATGGATTATCGTCAATCGTGTATTTCTGCACGTATTTGTCGATATCGTCCCGGTCGATGAACTGCTTCAGCCAATGCGACGGATATTCAGGGTTACACGCCCCGTCAAACCGTGATCCCGGTCTGTCGAGACGCGCTTTGATCTGCTCAAACACATCCGGCGACCATTTCGCGATCTCGTCACCGTAGCAGTATTTCACCGACGAACCGACGATTTTCGAGACCTGATTGACCTTTTCCGCCCCGAGGCAGTACACGGGACAGCCGCACACAACGGCGATATTCCGGCTGTTGATCTGCCCTATCAGCCTCCCGCCGAATATCTCCCTCATCGGCTGCAACACATTTCGCTCTATCGTCCCTTTCGAGACGCCGAGGATAAGGTTCAGCCCCTTTTCCTCCCGCCGCTGGATAAGCGCGTTCGGGATCACATGAGCGATATCGACGTAGGATTTACCGCTTCGGACAGCGCCTAACCTACCTTCAAATTCCAGCGGCTATTAGCGTCCCTGATAAATTCATTCTGCTTCGCCGAAAAGTAAGGCACTCAATCACCCCCGTTCGCTTCTTTCTTCGCTGCTTCCGCCTGAGCCGTCAGAAGCTCGGTCAGACGTTCCAAAACCTCGGTGTTGTCACTTTCGTCGGGATTATCTTTCTGACCGAGATACTGCTTGCCGAGAAATATCGCCATCGCCGCGTTGGTCTTTGAAAGCGCAAGCTGATTTTTGCGAACCTCTATTTTCAAGCCCATGAGATTGTTTTGCTTCCGATATTCGTCAAAATTTAGCCCGTATTCTCGCTTGCACCATCTCGACAACGTATCCTTGTTGGCAATTTTCCCATTCTCATCCCTGAAAAACCAACAGATTTCATCCTCATCGCATCCCAGAGAGACAAGCGACGCGAAGTCCCTGCTGTTAAATTCCTTTTTCGGTCTTCCCGCTGGCAATATGATCCCCCTTTCGTTTCCATTTTTCGTTTAATATCTGCGGTACGCATCTATCCCATTCCACCTGATGATGTATTCTGTTATGCACATGTCCCGCACCACCGCCGCCCATTGCTGATATTTTCACACATGACGGATTCCACATCACGCTGTAAAACGACTTTAGATAAGTACCGCTTTCTAAATACGTTTCAGTCATTCCCCCGGCTTGTTTTTGCGTCGGAGCTTGATTCAACATCCACTCCGCATGCGTAAAAAACAACTTTCCTAGACTACCATAGTAAGCGTACGATGTCACATCCTCGTTGATTCTCCCAACAAAATCAATCGGGTTGTCTGTTTTGCAGAAAAATAAATTCATGCACTTCCTGACTAATTTGTTTTTCCACACATTACCGCCAATTCCTCCGATGAAATCTCCGCCCTGTGCCGGAGCTACCGCCGTCGCTCCAGATTCGTCCAGAAAATCGAACATGATACCGAAGCAATCATTAAGCGATTTTATTGGAAGCTGTTTTAACTGTCCATCTTCCTCGTACCTATACGAAAAAGTCGTATAATCATCGTCAGCCTCAACGAAATACGGCAGACCAAGCCGCCTTGCTATGTCATAGCAAGCATTTCTGGCAAACACGACACATTTCATGCTTCCGCCCGCATCTCCTGTGTCCATCTTTGCCTCATACTCTTTTTTATCGAACTCTATGACATTATCCGCCCCGTACTTTTCTTTGTACCGTTCTCCTTGCTCATCGTCCGTATCGATGATATAATAGACTTTCCCGGTATATCCACACTCCCTGAGCGCCTTGTCCGTCTTGACATTATCAGCCCGTCCATGCGTCATAATGAGAACAGCATAATCACGCATAGTCCTTTTCCCTTATCTCTTGCATTTTTTTCGACATTTTAACGAAGCCGTTCGCTATGGCGTTGCCGTAGTCTATTATCACAAGCGCGGATTTTTCCATTAGTGACTGCATTTGTTCAGAGGCTTTGTTGGCATAGTATTCTGCTATTTTTTTATATTCAAACACCAAATGTCTGGCTGCGGCATATTTCAAAAACACCTTTTCGTCATTGGTTATCTGAGCATTTTCAATTTCATCGATCAGAGCTTCATATTTTGCCGTATTATAGCACTCCGACAAAAACACATGATCGTCTGTTGGCTGATATTGCGGAATATCCATTTTTGTTGTATATCTGTCGTCCTCGTCCCCCCCCGATAATTTCAGAAAGCCGAACAAACTGACGTCGAACATCTCTCCCAGCTCTTCAAGCTCGGTGTCCATCGTGTCGAAATCCCACGCTGACAGCTCCGCCGTCTTGTTGTGAGCGAGAGCGTACATCCGCCTTTCCTCGTCCGTCAGATCATCCAGTCTGATTATCGGCACTTCGGCGAGATTCAGCTTCTTCGCCGCCAGAAGCCGCCCGTGACCTTCGACGATGATGTCCTTTCCCCACACTCCGATGGGGTCTTTAAATCCGAATCGCTTTATCGACGCCGCGATAGCGTCGATATCCGTATCTCCGTGCTTTCTCGCGTTCCGCTCATACGGTTTCAGCCTGTCGAGCGGAACGTATTCGATTTTGAGCCTGTAACTTTCGTCCATGTCTGATCCTCCCCTTAGAACGGCGGTTCATCATTTTCCGCGATCTCGACAACATTCGGCGGGATGTCCGCCGTGTCTTTTTTGTACGCCGTCGGCACATAATTCGTCGGCTCCGGCTGTGGTTGCTGATAGCCCTGTGCCTCCGCCTTGCTGTCGACGAACTGCACGTTGCTCACGATCACGTCGGTCATGAAGTGCTTGATTCCCTTGTCATCCGTCCAGTTGTTAAACTGGATTCTCCCCTCGGCGAACATCGCCTGACCCTTGCGGAAATACTGGCTGACGAAAAGCGCCGTCTTCTCGTAGGCGATGCAGCGGAAAAAGTCAGCCTGATTCTGATTATTCCGGCTCTGGCGGTTGACAGCCAGATTCCATGTGACCATGTTCGTCCCGCTCGCCGTCACCTTTACCTCAGGATCGCCCGTCAGACGTCCGCCGAGCATAACGCGGTTGTAATTGAAGTTACTCATGACTAAAATTCCTCTCCGTTCTCGATGTATTCCTGATAAAACTCTTCCTCGACCTTATCGGTGTCCCAACCATAAGCGTGTAACTGATCTTTCACCCATTCGGGATATGTCCACGCCTTCGACTGCTCCAATTTCCGCACCTTGTCAGACATAGGGCGTTTCATCCGCTCCGAACCGACCAGCTCGTACCGCTCCCGCGTAACATAGCAGGCGCGAAACATGGCCCGGTAGAAGCGTTTCATGCGGATAAGTCCGAATCCGCACTCGGTGTGCAGCGACCAGAGGATGATGTTAAAAACCATATCGAGGAAATCCTTTTTCTGCCGCTCAAATTCCTCTGTCGCAGCCTTGATGATCGCCGCCTGAGTTTTTTTGTCGAACTGCATCATCGGATTGTCGATTCTCGCCCTCACGACGGATCACCCCCTCCGCCCATGACCAGCGCAACGATGATAAGGCACATCAGCGCCCCGGCGAAGACGCCGAGCGCGAACAGCATTATCCCGCTCATATTTCGCCCCTCGCTCTCATGTCCTCAGTCTCGGCGATCACGTCAGCGAAGTCCTCCCTTGACAGTCCCATACGTCCGAGCTTTTTTCGGCGCCGCTCAATCATGCCGTTTTTGGCAAGCACCAGCAGACGGTAATTGACCTCGTTGTAAGACAACCCCGTCATCTCAGCGATCTCCCGAATCTTTTTCCCCGCCTTTCGCAGGGCAAGGACAGTCGTATCACACTCCATCATCTCAGCGATCTCCCGAATCTTTTTCCCCGCCTTTCGCAGGGCAAGGACAGTCGTATCACACTCCATCATCTCAGCGATCTCCCGAATCTTTTTCCCCGCCTTTCGCAGGACAAGGACAGTCGTATCACACTCCGTCATCTCAGCGTCCCCCATATCAGTCGCTTGAGCCAATTTTCGGGATCAATGTTAAGCCCTTTGCACAACATGATCGCTCGCTTCATCGGTATCACACGGTAGCCTCTCCGCCATTGATAAAGCGAGCAGTTAGTCACCCCGGCGGCTTTTGCCATGTCCTCCACGCCCGCATTGGTCTCTCTCATGATCTCGTTAAACCACGTTTTCTGCGCCTTCAACAGGCGCTGTCTGATCTCTGTCATCGCTTTTGGTCTCCCTTTCCAGATATTTCTCTATAATCTCCCTCGCCTCATCCGCGCCTTTCGCTACGGCTGTGGCATAGCCTTCATTCGCCATGTCCCGCAGAAACTCCGCTTGTTTGTCCGATATCACTCCGCCGTGCCGCCGCTTCATCTCGATCCACAATCCGTGGAACGGTCTGACTGGGTGCGGGAGAAAGAGGTCTGACACCCCCGCTTTCACGCCGAGGCGCTTGAATTTAGCCGCCTCAGCTCCTGAGCGATGCCCGCCGTTCGGGGTGTGGTGCAGCCATTTCAGCGCCTTCCGATGCGGCGACCATGCCGCCCACTCCATCACGGCTTCCTGTTCGGCGTCCTCCGACGGATTGAAATCACTCGGTTTCATCAGGGATTTCATGGTCGCGAACTCCGAAATAGTATTTAATCAGCCGGTCCTTGCCGACGGCTTTTATGCAGTTTTTTGCATTGGCTTCGGTCGCGAAGCGAATATCGCCGTATGATATTACATTGTACATAAATACCGGACTCGCCTTGATATCGCCGTTGTCGTAAGCGATACGCCACGGATCATCCCAATTCCCCGCCCATTCCCGCATCTCGGACAGCACTTTGAAATACTCAACGGCGTATTCTGCGGCTTCCTCAGCCAGAAACACGTTGCCGATGTCACGCATCATTTTCTCGGTACGCGCACCATCGTACTTGGTATATATAATTTCACCGTACGGAGCGACATAATAATATTTCTGATGTAACCTTATCTCCGGCCTCTGATGCGGCGGTAACTCCGGTTCGTCTTCCACGGTCTCCCGCTTCAGCGCGGCTATTTCCCGCTCCAGCGCTTCAAGCCTCTGCTCATACTCCGATCTTTTCATCCTGATCTCCTTTCCTTTGATTACGGGATGTATAAGCCGTCATAATCCGTCAGCAACGGATATCGTTGTTTGCATATACGGTGGAATTCCTCTAATCCTTTGTCTCTAATAATCTCAAGCAGTTTGATAATTAATTCCTCGGTTTCGGGATGAAAGTGCCGTCCTGCCCTGACCTTATTGAAATAGTTCAGCGGTTCTGCCTGAGTCCAATCTTCGCCACTATATACCATTCCTGCCCCAATCCAGTCACAGATCATCTCAACGACGTAATTGGAAGGAATCTTGTTGGCAATGATTTCACCATTCTTACCAAAGTCTGTCCACCATTCCCAATGATGTTTGTTACGCCCTTTGTGATGGAGCCATGCTTCTGAATAACCTTTCTCGGCTTTCTCCTTCTCAATAGGGCTTCCTGTGCCTTGGAAGAATTTCGCTGACGGTGAAAACTCCACCCGGCTAAACTTTGATAGATCGTGGATGATGCCTTGCCATTTGATACCACAAGCCTTACATTCACGATATACAACCGCCTTATGCTTCATGACGGTTTTGAAATGTTTCCATCGAGTTCCCATAAAGCAACACCTCCTCGTCGCGTATCATCCGTCGCCTCCCGCCATTGCTTTAATTTGAGCCTCACTCGCTTCGACAGCCGCCGCCCAAAATGACGACGTGTCAAACGATGATTCCTTCACCGTGTCCGGCAGGGTCGTGCCCTGATCTGTCCACCGTCTTTCGGCTATATACCTCGCTGGCATGGGGATGTATCTCCCGCCGTCCTGTGTCCATTGACGCGATGTCTTCGCCCGCTCGACAGCCTCGGCGATCTTAGCGCCGTCGCCAAATTTGATATCCCCCGCCTCTACGGCACTTATCCAAGCGTCTGAAGCGGCGTTCAGCCCGTCCTTTCGCGGGTACGCGTCCCAAAACAGATCAAAATCGCTTTTGTCTCTCTCTCTCTCCCTCGCTTTCCCCCCGGCGATGATGCGTTGAGAGGGAGAGGTAGGAGAGAGAGAGATATTTATATTTTCTTTTTTATTTTCTTTTTTATTTTCTTTTTCTTTTTTGGTTTCGCTTTGGTTTGCTTTGGTTTCATTTTCAAAACCAAGCGAAACCAAATCGGCGTTTAGGTTTTCTTTGGTTTTGTTTTCATAACCTACGGAAACCAAATCGGGGTTTAGGTTATTTTTGGTTTCGGCTTGGTTTTCTTTGGTTTTTGGTCTGCCGCCTTTGTTGCCATTTTCTTTCATCAGCTCTTTTTTGCTGTTCCCGGCGTCGATCATCCGCCTTGCGTGTTTAAAGGCTATCCGCAGACCGTAGTCGTCAAACTCCGGCTCCTCGCCGTCAAGACCGTAAGCTATGATCGCCTTGAGAAACTGCAACTGTAGAGCCTCCGGCATTTCATCGACGTCGTCCATGTACGCCCGCAGAAAGGCGAATGATCCGTTACTCATGGTATTTATCCCTCTATCTTTTTCTTGATTTCTCTTATCTCATCGACTGCGTGACGTAACGCGATCCTGACAGCAGGGGATTCATACTCCGTTGTCCCAAGACCGCCGTGCTCCCAACATCTCATAATCCCCTCGATGAACATACGTTTTTCATTATCGTTCATGTCTTTCAAATCGCTTATGCAACTCATCGGAAAAACATAGTATTCGTGCATCTTAATTATCTCCTACGCCTCAAAGGGGAGTTGCCCTCCCCTGTCGTCAAACCGCTATTCCTTAGAGGTGATAGTCAGAATAGTTCCCCTGAGTAATGACATATACTATCATCAGTTGTCCTCCCCTTCCGTCGGCGCTACGACTTCCTCCGGCTCGCTCTTGATCGCCGTCTCGGTGATCATTTTCGACGCCTCGATGATCATTCCGCCGATATTGTCTTCGGTAACTGTCTGACCTGCGACGACCGCCTTGCATATTTCCGCAGCCTTCGCTTCATCGCCCTCGACCTGTTCGAGAACGGCGTTCCAGAGCCTCATCTTCGGTGACGGCTGTTTCGGCTGCTCTGGTTCTGCCGGGGCGGGAGTTGGAGCTGAAGCGGTCTTGTCCTCATATTCGAGCGTACCGTTGATTGCGGCAATATCCTCCGCCTCGTCGCCTGATATGATTCCATCTAAAATGTCGGGGAAATAGTACCGTACAAAGAAGGTGGTGGCACGGTTCATCAGCATTTGCTCGGGTATCGTCTGCCACTTTGAGTTCTTCGTCCAGCCGTCCTTCTGTGCCATCGTCATTGAGACCTCCGGGCCTTCGAGAACTCGCTTGTCACTTTTCAGCGTAGCGGACACCCTGCAAGCCGTGTGTTCCTCGTTCCATTTGTAACTGATCGGCGGGACGATATATCCCGACTGATTCAGCCTCGCTCTCATAGCCTCCGCCGACCATGTCGGCTTGCCCTGTATAAAACTTATCTTCTGCATCACTTCGAGCAGGGAAAGGTTGTTCCGCCGACCATATTCATACGCGAGTATGACGTTTCCCGGCTTCCCTTTATAGCCGCTCGGAAGGTCTGCCGTCCTGCCGACCATATCAAGCTGATTCTCCGACAGCGTCATAAGTTCTGTGTTTGCCATAATTGATCTCCTTTCACGCCGGTCTTATATCCTCCGGCTTGACCTGATAAATTGTTCTGCTTTCCGTATTCGGGTCTTCGATGATGGCCGATGTCTTGATCCTGCCGTTGATCCATTGTGAGATCACGCCCTGCAAAAAACATCTCTTGCCGTTGTATATCACCCAGCTCTGCGCCTTGAAGGCGCTCGACAACTCGTTAATCGTCATCTTTCCGACCCTTTCTTCGCTTCTCCCGAAGCATATGCGTTTATGCCTCGGGATTCCATATGTTTTCCAACGCCCGGCGTGCCCTCGCCGCCTCACGCTCATCCGCGTATGCCTGATAGTCGGGACAATGCGCGTGACAGCCGAGGTGTCGGAGGGCGCATCCGTGACATGGGGAATCACGCATTATTTAATGATCACGCTCCTATGAGTAACCATTCTCGCCCCGTCGACGGTCTCGCCCGCCTTGATCGCGTCGCGAATTGCCGTCTTCGAGACTTCCCATTTGATCTTTTTATACTCCATCGGTACGAGCTGTTCATCGGTCACCTCGACCGCTTCGGTGTCTTTCAGCGTAACCCGTGCTTCAACGGTATCGAGCCGCTTCATCCCGACACGCCCCATATTGTCCATCAGGTACGCTTCAAGCCTCTCGCATTTTGCCTCGGCCGCTTTCTGCCGGGCGGCAATGTCGAGCTTGTACTGTTTCAGCGTTTCTGTGTAAGCTCTCGCCATGCGTAGCGCGACGGCGACCGCCGAGGCTTTTTCCTCAAACGCCGCCTGTGCCGCCTCCAGCTCTTCAAGTCCTGTCGTTTCGCCCGTGTCCGGGTCTACATCGACTGCCTGAGCGAGGGCAAGCATTTCTTCCGCTCTGCCTCGGAGCGTCGGCTTTTTGGCGATTGCGGTCTTAACTGTTTCCGCCATTTTTGGTCTCCTTTCCTCTTGACAAAACGTCAATCATATGCTATAATATACTTGCCAATTTCTTTCACTCATCTTGATGTGTGTCCGTAATTGGTCTCCTTTTGCTCCCCGGTTTGGTCGCCGGGGAGCGTTTTTGTCGTCACCAAAGCTAACAGAGTGCGTTCTGCTGCATGAGCAGTTTGTCGTAGATGCGATCATACGCCCTTGCCTCAGTCTCGTCGCCGCGGCTTCTCGCTCTGTCAGCCGCTCCTCTGATTGCCATTATCGCCAGCACCGTCTCCGGCATCGTAAGCTCCGGCGTAAGGTCTTTCTCCATCTCGTTGTAGCTCTCCATAAGCTGTCTCTCACGCTCGGCTTTCGCAATGCTCATTCCGTCTCCGTCCATGATTTGATCTCCCTTGTCTTACTCATCTTGAATTTGGTCTTATCGTCGGTGATTATCGTTATCGTTACGCTCTCCCACGGCAGCGCCGAAAGCGTCGCCCGAAGATTGTCGATAAGCTCCGCCGCCATATCCCCCCCGACCAGAGGCTCGGCGGTGATGATATCGTCAGTTGGTTTCATACGCGCCCTCATAATCCACTCTGTCGCCCTTGCCGTTGTCGAGCTGTATTCTCACCTCGATGGCGTTCCACTTGCCGATGTCGAGCAAATCGTCCAGCACGGCGTTAAGCCAGCCCTTGATGTTCTCTCTGTCGTCGTCTTTGTTCAGCGCCTCGATGAGCTTCTTCGCCTGCTCCGGCGTGACGTCATGATCTGTGTGTATTGCCTGACCGTCATTAACCACACAGATTGTCTTGCTCTCAGTCTTCATGGTTCATCCCTCATACGGCTTCGGCACGTTAGCCCACGCCCGGACTTTGCCATCATATTTAATGATAAACTTTTTGGAATAATTGTCGAACGCCATCGGCAGTACATATCTCTCGCCGGAACGGTTTGAGATAAACGTCACCAGATATGTGCCAGACATCTCCGGCAGACTTGTCACAGGATGCCAAATGATGGTATCAGTCCGCATATGGCGACACCTCCTCAAAAGTGTACGTCTCTCCGCTGTAATCGTCAAACTCTTTGCGGAACCAATTATGTTTACACCCCTTCTCGCCTCTCCAATAGAAATAGTCGCTCGGTATCACTCTCCCGGCGTCCTGCCCGGTCTCTTTTTCGTCGCACCATCTGTCATACACATCGGCGGCAAGCTCTCTCGCCCAGTCCTCAACGGGAAACTTGTACGAATACCCGCCGAACTGGTACGGCTGATCGAGCACATCTATCACGTTGTCCGGCCATCTGTCGTCGTTGACACGGTTGAGCACCACCCAGACGCAGGCGGCTTTCTCGGTCGTGCTCTCGACCCCCCTCGCCTCGCCCCAGAGCATCTTCGCCAGAGCGTTTATCTCGGCGATCTCGTCGACCGTCCTCACTCTGCCGAGGCATTCGATGTAGGATGTCTTCGGCTCGTTCGCCGAGACCGGCATATTGAAGAATGTGTATGCACTCCCCATCAGCATGACGGCTGAGGCGATACCGGCGGCTACCTTGATCTTATCCATCCCTCACGCCCTCACTTTCTCGACGTGCCGATACGCGGCCTCTATCGTCTGGAAGACGTCGCCGAGCCTCGCCCGGACGCGATCCATCTTGCCGTTCCGCCACACCGCCCGGAATACCTGACCGTATTTGGTATCGACATAGTAGTATGTCTCTCCCTCTTCCGGCGCCCATGCCGTCGGCTTCTCCGGCTCGACAGGCTCGCCCTCTTCCGGCGGGATCATGCCCGACGCTCGCTTGATACTCTCCTCAAGCCCGTCCAGCGCGGCGAACAAATCCGACATCTGCCGCTCGATTCGCTCGACGTCCTCGCCGTCCTGACCCTCGACTGCGAGCAGTCTGTCGATCATTCGTTCGGCCGCGTCCATTCCGACGATTGTGATGTTGATGTCCATGTGTTTTGGTCTCCTTTGATGTTGTAATATTTCTCGCCGACCTTCTCGGCGATGGTCTCGAACTTTTTCCCGCACATTACCGCCGACATACCTTCGAGGTAGTCCCTCTCGGCGATCTCCTTCTCTCCGGCTTCCTCGCGGGATATCGTCTCGCCTGTTGCGAGATCGACCGTAAGCCGGATCATCTTCGCGGTCATATCGCCGCCCCGAAGGTGCTTTCGTACAGCGACAGCACGCCGAGCGAATTGCTTATGATAGACTGCGCCATTTTGGTGTGCGAAAGACCGTTCAAGGCTCGGCATATATCCGCCGTGTCGTAGGAGTAGCCCTTGCGTTTGAGCTGCTTCCTCAACCACTGCTGAGATAAGCCGTACTCCGTGAGCAGGGTTTTCACGTCCGTTCCGTCCACGTTGATCTCCTTTCTGCATATTGACAAAAAATAATTTTGATGGTATAATATATATGTGGTGGATATATATTGTCATCGGCAGACTGTATATTAATGTCTGTTTCTGTCTGTATATATATTATAACACCAATAGAATCTTTTGTCAATAGATTTTCTGACATTTACAGACATCAATATACACAAAAATATATTGTGGATTTTGTGTACTTTGTACATGGAGCAGAAAATGGTAAAAGAAAATTTCAAGTGGCTTTGCGACACACACGGTCTCGCACCGACGACCGTCATGAAGGACATCGACGTATCATATACATCATATCTCGCATGGAAAAAAGATACGCTGCCTCGCCCTTCCACCCTAAAAAAGATAGCCGACTATTTCGATGTTTCCGTCGATTGGCTCAAAGAAGATCATGATTTCGACAACATCGATCCCACCGACATCCCCTTCCGCAACGCCTCACCTGCCGACGAGCCGGAGGGGGAAGACCGCCTCCCGGTGTACGGCAGTATCAGCGCCGGACGGGGAATCCTCGCCGTGGAGGATATCATCGGCTGGGCATATGCCGACGAGCAGTATCACGACGGTCAGCACTTTTGGCTGTCGGTCTCAGGCGTGAGCATGGAGCCGGAGCTGCACAGCGGCGATCTCGTCCTCATCCGCCGTCAGCCGACATTGGAGAACGGTCAGATCGGCGCGTTCCTCTTCGGCGGCGAGGGGTTTGTGAAAAAATACCTTGCCAACGGCGACGTGAAGCTGCACTCCCTGAATCCGATCTTCCCCGACATCGTGATCACGCCGGAGTGCTCCGACCAGTTCCAGATCATCGGCAAGGTCGTCGAGGCGAGGCACAAATACGATTGATGAAATCGGTTTTTTGACAACTGTTTCGACAACTGTTTCGACAACTGTTTCGACAACTAAGCAAGTTTTAAGCGAGTTTTTAGCAAGTTTTCAGCAAGTTACAGGCAAGTTACAAGCAAGTTAAATCCCCCTCGGAGCAATTCGAGGGGGATAAAAAGGAGACCAAAATGGCAAACAAGACCGCCGCCGCTTACGCCCGGTTCTCATCGGACAATCAGCGGGCGGAATCCATTGACGCGCAGTTCGCAGACATCGACAGATACGCCGAGAGAATGGGATATACCGTCGTCGCACGGTACGCAGACGAGGCGAAAAGCGCCACGACCGACCGCCGCCCTGAGTTCCAGCGGATGATATCCGACGCCGAGACGGGAGCCTTCGCCGCCGTGCTGGTATTCAAGCTCGACCGTTTCAGCCGCGACCGCTACGATTTTGCCTTCTACCGCCGCAAGCTTGCCCGGAGCGGCGTGAAGATAGTGTCGATCAACGAGAATCTTTCCGACGATCCCGAATCGGTGATCATGGAATCCGTCCTTGAAGGGATGGCGGAATATTACTCCCGCAATCTGAGCCGGGAAGTCATGCGTAAGGGGCTGCTGCCGAACGCGGAGAAATGTATATTCAACGGCGGGACGCCGCCGCTGGGATATGACATCAGAGACAGACATTATGTCATAAATCCCGAAGAAGCCGAAACGGTGCGGATCATATTCGAGATGTACGCCGACGGGCTGGGATATGACAGGATCATCGACCGCTGCGCTGCCGAAAACAGGCGGGGAAAGAACGGCAGACGCCTGACCAAATCCACCTTATACGACCTGCTCCACAACGAGCGATACAAAGGCGTGTATATCTATAACGCGCAGACATCCAAAGATAGCGACGGACGCCGGAGCCGACGGAAGATGAAGCCGGATGAAGAGATAATCCGCATCCCCGACGGCGTTCCGCGCATTGTCTCAGACGAGACCTTCGCCCGCGTTCAGCAGATGTTTGAGAAGCGGAAACATCTGGGGAACAATGCCAAAAGGGAGTATATCCTTTCCGGCAAGATATTCTGCGGGAAATGCGGCTCCGCCATGTGCGGCAGATCATCGAACAATGACGGGATAATCTACAACTATTATGACTGCGCCGGGAAGAAAAACGGTCATCTCTGCCGCGCCCGCTCGCCGAGAGCCGACGTGATCGAGAAGGTGGTTATCGACGCGATATATAACGAAGTCCTCTCCCCCGAAGCCGCCGAAACCTTTGCCGACAAGGTAATCGCCTACATGGACGGAGCGAGGCAGCGCCTCCCCGCCCAGCTCGGCGAGATAAAAAAAGTCCTCTCCGATACGGAGAGGCAGATAGAAGGGATCGTCGAAGCCGTGACCGCCGGGATGTACAGCCCCGCCCTGAATCAGAAGATGGCGGAGCTTGAAGCGAGGAAGGAAATCTATCTCGCCCGGCTTCACGATATCGAGCGCCGAGCGGCGACCACGATGGCGAGCAGGGATGAAATACTGCGATACCTCTCCACGTTCGGGGACATCCGCTCCGCCGAACCGCATGAACAGCGGAGAGCTGTCGAAGTGTTTGTCGATAAGATCGTCGTGACCGACGGTAAGGCGGAGATAAGCATCCTCTCCCCGGTCGGAGGCGGGGAAAATGCGTCTGAGATTGGCGCCGGGCTATCCGCACCACCACAACGCGAAATCGTCCTCATAATTTCGCGCCCGTTACAAAAAAATACCCGTCGATAATGACGGGTATTTTTTAGTTTCCTTCGACATAATCCCAAAAGAGATTGAATCCATATTCGGCGCTATCTTCGTATTTGTACTCTTTCTTCGGATTCTGCTCTTCTTCGATTTCTCTGTCAATTCGTTCTTGCTCGTTCCTGTGCTTGACGAACATCGGCTCGCTGTAACCGTTATGCTCATCAGTTACCATATACTCATGACCCCTGTATTTGTAGAACAAATGAACCGCATAGCCGTTTCTGTCTCTGACTTTCCCAATGAATTCAGCTTTTTCCATTTTGGTCTCCTTTCTGTATGGGGGGGCTTTCGCCCCCTTTTCATACTTTTAATATTCGCTGTAACCGTACTTATTCAGATCTGCGTAATACTGCCCCTCGGAACCGACCCACCAGCCGACGATTGAGTAGGTCTTATCGCCGCCCAGACCGGGAATGTAACCGTAGTATTCTTCTCTCGCCTTTAGCCATTTGCCGAACTCCTGATCGTTTTCAAAGTTCATCATGTAGGATTTTGGATATCCCTTCTTGTTACTGTGCTCGGTCACTTGGTACATCTTCATGGTCTTGGTCTCCTTTTGGTTCTGTGGTGTGTTTTCTTAACTGTATATATTATACCACATTTACATCCAAATGTCAATAGGTTTTTGAAAAAAAGTTTGAAAAAGCCGAGATTTTTTCTCGGCTTACGATCATTTTGTTTCGGCGTACTGCGCCATGAAACGACGTATTGCTGTCGCCATAGGCTCGCCCTTCGCTTCGCACGCTGCCTGAAATCGGTCGTATTCGTCACGCTGAACCTTGATAGTCAGCGCTCTGAGGTGCGTCCTGTGATACTCGGCGATGTATGCTTTCTGGTCAAATTCGCCTGACGGTTTTCTCGGCATTTCAGTCTCCCTTTCTGCGGGGGAATTGCCGCCCCCGCTCGGCTTGTATTTTACGCGCTGATTTTGTCGATGATCCTCTGCGCCGCGCTCTGGATGTTCCCGAACAGGCGCTTCAATTCCTTCGTATCCTTCCCATTCGACCACGAAGCGATGTAGTCAAAGCTGTATGATGATGTGTCAACGCCGATTCTGTTGCAGACGATAAACGCTGTTGATTCCGCTTCGATCTCTCTGTCCTCCCGGCTGTTCTGATCACGTTCGTCGTCTTCCCAGAGAAGCGAATGAGCGACCTCGTGAATCAACGTCTTCACCCTCTGCCGGTCGTCGAGGCCGTCCCGTATCTGGATGGCCTTTACGTCGTTTCGGCATACTCCGAAGGCTCTGCCGTCGTAATCATAGCTCACGCTGTAATCCGTTGCCGCCGCAATCCTTTCCGTAAGCTCCGCCACATTCTCGACATCGCCGTGAAGCTCATCGCAAATGGTCGGCACGTCCTCGCCTGACGTCTGGCTGATATCAAACACGCTCACGGGCTTGAAATACCGAGAAACAATCTCCCGCTCTTCCCCGCTGTCGTCCTCGACGGTTTTCTTGCCGACGCACGGAGCGAGTATTTTAATCCCGTGTTCGCCCTTGTTGACCTGCCGCTTCATCTTCTGCCACGTGCTATATCCGGCGACGTAGGACGCGCTCGGTCTCTGCATGAGAATAAGAATCATATTCCCGAGGCTGTAATCGTGGAATCGCGCCGCAAATCTCAGGAATTCCGCCCACCGTTCGGAGGTGAGCACATCCTTCACGCCCTGCTCGATCATGTCGATCATCTCATGTGTGTTGGTCTTGGTCTCCATTTTGGTCTCCTTCTCCCCGTCTCGCCGATAGGTCAGCGTGTTGTGATTATGCAGCCTCGTATGTTGTGACAACGGCCTCATTTGCGAGGATGTACATGATGTTCGCTACGTCCTGATTCTCGCTGTATTTGTCGATTATTTCGGCGATGTACTGGATGTTTTCGGTATTCGGATAGAGGCGTGTCACCCAGTTCAGCATGTGGTCGTATTCTTCGCAGTCGCCCGCTGTGAAGAGATCGTTTCTAATGCAAGCCCGTCTGACGGATTCAATGCTCCAACGCTTGGTTTCGATGTACTGTTTCATTTTGGTCTCCTTTTTGATTCTGTGGTTCTCTCTTAACTGTATATATTATACCACATTTACATCCAAATGTCAATACCTTTTTGAAAAAAAGTTTGAAAAAAGCCGAGATTTTTTTCTCGGCTTTTTGCGGTTATTTCAGTTTTGCTTTCCCTCAACGGTGTTGAGGGGTATCTTGTGAAGCCCCTTCGCGTCGACATACAGTATGGCGACCTTGCCGCCGGTAATCGTCAAAACGTCTGAAAGCAGCATTTTTTGCCCCTCAATCGTGACGCCGTAAGAGCCGCCCTCCGTCTCCCAACAGGGGATATTGTCGGGAATCTCGATCACGTATTTATCGGCGTAGTCTTTGAGATCGGCTACCGGCTGTTCCCGGAAGGCCGGAATGTTTTCGCGACCAAGAAGCTGATACTGCGCGTACATAGTGACTGTCATGATTGTTCTCCTTCTGGGCGGATTTGCCGCCGCCCCCGGCGTGTGGTATGTCAGGTTCTTTTTTTAGCCGTTTACATATTTCCTGATTTTTGCAATAGCGGATTTTTCGTTTTTGCATCCGGCTACGGTGAATTGGCACGTCCCCAATATTTGGCGGTCGTTTTCCCACAATCCATCGCCCTCATCATTAGTATGGTACTCTCCCCACGATGCGCGTTTGTAAAAGGTTTTGGTCGTTATTTTCTCACCCGTTATTGTGTTTTTATAGGTCTTCTCAAAAATATCGCCGTATTTCATTTTGTTCTCCTTCTGCCCGGATTTGCCGCCGGGCCCGGCGTGTGATCTGTGTGGTATTATTATTTCGCTGCCTGCATGAGCTCGCCGAGGTGCTTCTTGATCCAGCGCGGATTTGTAACGTCGTCCTGATGATCAATCCACCAGCGGCTGTCGCCGTGAGTACCGAGCAGACTGATAATGTTTATCATCTGCTCTTTTTCCTCGTCGTTCGCGGCTTTTTGGGTTTACTCGTCAAGCTGGACTACGCACTCGCGGCGGATGCTGGTCGCCCATTTGATCTGCTTCTCGCTGCCTGTCAACTCCGGCAGATGGTAGACGGCGATCTGCTCGTCTTCGGCGGACTGCATCGCGGCTTTGTAGCACTCCGGGCAGGTGTCGATGTGCTTAGTCGCCCACTCGATATACTCATCAGCTTGTGTGCGGTTGAAGCACTCTTTTCTGATCTCGAAGCTCTTGCCGCAGATGGTGCAGGTCAGGGTTGTTCTCGCGATTGCCATTTTTGGTCTCCTTTTGGTCTGTGGTTGTTGCTCTCTTGTTGTTGTATATATTATAACACATTTACTTGTAAATGTCAATATGGAATTATTACAGTTTACAAATATTTAATATTTGTTCTCGACAAAAAAGCACCCGCATAAAAGCGGATGCTTAAACATCACTCCCCGCGCAGCTTGCGCATGACACCGGCATACAGACGGGGATTGACAGCCTGCAATACCGTCATCAGCTCGTCTACAATGGGGATTATTTCATCTGCCGGGCGACCGTTGACCGCCTCGGCGAAATCGGTGGAACTATCAACGTAGTCGTTTTGTTATCGCACCCTTTGCAGTCCATAATCATCCTCCGAGAAATATCTTGATGACAAGGGCGATTATCCCACCCGCTACGGCGGTCGTAAGCCAGTTATTGACGTTGAGCCTGTACTCGATCACGGCGAGCTTTTTGTCGTCAGAATTGAGCTTCTTGTCGATGTCCTTTTGCGTGTTGTCACAGTCCTCACGCTTGACATACCGCTCGTCGAGCCGCCTTGTTATCGTCTGCATATCCTTCTCGTCAATCGGCATTGCCGCCCTCCCCGCTCTGATCGTCACCCGCGTGAGCCGCGTCCGCGAAGCCCTCGGCGAGAATATACGCTATCAGCACTCCCGCCGCCGAGATTATCGCCGTCACCTGAGTTGTCACGGCGTCCGACGCGCCGACGAAGGCGAGGACAGCGGCGACGACACCGCCGACAGCTGCCCAGAATTTTCGAGATGATAATTTGCGTTTCCAGTCGATTTTCATTTTCACGCCTCCGCCGTTAGATCATTTGTTTATACAGTTTTTCGCCGAGCGCTTCGGCGTATTTGTATTCCCTGAGATAGTCTTCCGTCTGCGGTTCAAGCCCGCATTTCCTCACGACGAGAGATATATAGTCCGGCTCTGCCGTCGGCAGATCGTAATACCTCATCCCGGCGACGTTCTGAACGCCGAGATAATTTGCCGCGTTTATGCGGTTTCCGCCGCGCCGAACCTCGAAATGCAGATGATCGCCGAAGCTGTACCCTGTATGCCCCTGTCTGCCGATCCTCTGCCCCGCCGTTACGCTGTCGCCCTTCTCGACGTACCGCTCGGCTAAATGGCAATAATATATCACGTTCCCGTCCTCACCCTCAACGGAAATATAATTGCCCCATTGCCAAGTGAGGTTAGAGTGATCGTAGATGATCCGCGACTGTATGACCTTCCCGCCGACCGAAGCGCAAACGTCTGTATCGCCGTCAGCCCCGACAAGGTCGATTCCGCCGTGGAACTCTCTCACGCCCGAGAGCGTCCGCCAGCCATAAGGCGACGACACACGGAATCGCCCACCCAAATACGGCGAATATACCATAATCGTCACCTCGTCCAGATGATATCGCCGACCCCGGCACGTACGGCGTCGAAATATACGCTTTCCGGGCGCTCGTTGAGAACATCGTATGAGACCTTGAGAAGCCGTCCCGTGTATCTCGCCATCCCCATCCTCGGCGCAATGATCGTGAAGGTGTCGCCGAGGTTGCGGGTGGTTATGTCGGCGTAGACCTTCATTTCGATTGACGTCTGAGGCGGAGCATAGTTTCCGGCAAGCCATGTAGTGGCTCGCTGCTCAACCTGCTCCTGTGTGGGATAGGGTGTTGCTTCCGAGAAATCCTGTCGGATATCCCTCGCCACGGCGTGCCTGACCTGCAACGTCGATGAAGGATATGTAATACGGTCAAGCCGCGTAAACGTATCCTCATCGTTCGCGCCTTTGAACGTCAACCACGGATCAACAGCGTCAACGGCGTTTTCGGCGTTTGTTTTGACCGACGTGACGTCGGCGTTCACGCCGTCGATCAACAGCGTGGAGTTGAACGATCCTCGATGGGAAGTGAGATATACGTTCCATCCACTCACGTCAAGCTCTTTTCCGCAATACTCTTTCGCCAGAAACACATCTGACATAAGCTGACGAAGAGACTGCGGGAAGACCATCACCCATACAAGATCATCAAATCCAACATCGCTATCATACGAAATGGAAAATCCGGTATCGCTCCACAGCGGGTCGTTGGTGATCAACGATATAAAATGTCGCAGATGATTGTGCATTATTCTCGGCGTGCTGTTCGGATTGCTGACCGTGTACCACGACAGGTCGTATGATATGTGTTTCGCGAGGATATCATACATCCCCTGTTGCTTGTTGACCTGAAATATCCGAAACGGCTCCCAATATCCATTCTGCCCGTTTTTGACGTTCGCGGCGATAATGAGGTCGACAATTCCGTTTGCGTGTCCCTCGGTCAGAATCGCGTCAAATTCCTTCGCCGGATATCCCATCGCGAGGCTGAACTCTCCGTTCAGCTCCTCCGTCACTTCGCAATATGTCGCGTGAGGAAGGGCGCGGGACGTCGCCTGTCCGAGAATCGCGCCCGAAGCGTCGGTCACCGCCTTGACGGTCGGGTTGAAGATATACGGTATCATAGTCTCCAGCTCCTCGGCTGTAATCTGTACCCGCCTATCCATGTGGAATAGTTATTGCCGCTGAATCTGATCGTGTATGATCCGTTCGGGATGACGGGCTTGCCCGTGATCGCGACCGTCGTCGAGCTGTCCGTGGCTTGACATTTGTACGACATGGCCTCCAGATCGACCTCGACATACGTTCCGACCGTGCCGTAAACTCGCACGCTCCCGCCCGAAAGCGTCATCGTGAAATTAGGCGTCGCCGTGACGCCGTCCGCACGAATCAGCCTGATCCTCGGCTTCGACGGCATGTAGGCATTAGATACCTCGATCCCGGAACTCGGCGACCATCCCGACGGCGAATCATACCATTCCTCGCCGTAGTTGAGAAATCTCTGCGGCTTCCGAACAAAATTCAGCGCCGCCTTGAACATCGTCCGGGTATCATCAGCCGTAAACGTGATCCCATCGGGAAGATAAGCCTCGTAGAACTCGCCGCTGTGGAAACTGTCGAACACCCGGACAAATCCGCCCGTTGCGTTCGCCTTGTTTGCAACTCGGGCTTTGAGGATAGCCGCGCCGTCTGAATTGACTCCCTTGATAATGACGTTGTATGAGTGAGCGATATTTTTATACCGTTCCTCATCCACGATGATCCCGCCGTTGTTTCCCGGGACGTCGGCGACTGTCTGCGCTCTCGGCGCTATGTTGTCGATCTCTCGGGGAAATACAGTCACCGTGCCGTATTCGCCGTCCTCGTCTATTCGATTCCCGTTGACGTATAGCTCACCGTTTGTACTCATGCGTAAACCTGCTTTCTGTTCGCAAAGGCGTTAAGAATCCGCCGCTCGACCTCCTGCGCGACGGCCTCGACCGTCTGACCGACAGCCGCGTTGACTGTGACGTGCATATCTCCCGACCAGTTTTCAGCGCCCGACAGCCGTCCGGCAATCATAGCCCCTGAACCGTTGAGATACGACAGCGTTCCCGCCTCGATACCGGCGGCAAGCTCCTTGACGTAGTCCTCGCCCCAGTCATACGCCGCGTCGAGAGCGTCGTTAAGCTCGACGTTCATGCCGTCAAACATCCCCGTTATACTCGCCTCGGCGATGTTTTTGAGATTGTCGGTATATCTGTCCGTCCAGTATTTAGCGACGTCGGCCTTATGTTTGTACATGTCGTAGTATTCTTCGAGCTGCTGATCTGAGAGGTCGAGCAGTCCGACAAGCTCATTTATCGCCCCCGGCCCCATCGCCCTTATCTCATCGACCATATCTTTTCCGATGCCGCGCTCATATAGCTGTTCGAGACCGTCGTAGAACTGATTAATGTCGCGGATCTGTTTCCTCATGTTTTCCATGAGATCGACGCCTTCGACGTACTGTCTGTCATTCGGCGAGGCGAACAGCCCGAAAGCGCCGTTAATGCTCGAATATTCCTTGTCGTAGACGGTTTTATAATCGCTCCACAACTTTTTGATCTTGTCGAGACCGCTCTTGATGTTCGCGACATATTCGTTTGTCTGCCGCTCAGCCTCTTTGGCTTCTTCGTCCCGCTTTTTCTTGCGGAGATCGTAGAGTTTTTCCTCGGCGTCGGAATACTGTTTCGACGTCTCGATAAACTGTCCCTGTATGGTTTCCCACAGCTCGATCTGATCGTCAAGCGACAGCTCCATATATTTCGTCTGTTTATCCGCCCAATCTTTCGAGCGCTTGTAGACATCCTTCGCCAAGTCGTCGGCGGCTTTGATTGCCTTATCCGCCTTCGCGTCGATGCCTTCCGCCACACCGAGGGCAATGTTCTCGCCGATCTGCTCCTTGAACAGTTTCGACGGCGAGTGAATGCCGAGGAAATCTTTCACGCCGTCTACGATGCCGCCGAAGAACTCCTTGACATCGCGCATAAATTGATCCGCCGCGCCGACGATGCCTTGCCATATTCCGCCGACAAGGTCTTTTCCCACCTGAATTATAGCGCCTATGGAATCGCCGAATGCCTTCACCAACCCGTCTATGATCGGAGGAACGGCCTTGACTAAGGCGATAATTATTTCCGGCAGAGCCTTTATCAGCGCCGTGAACAGCTCGAAACCCGCCTTGATTATTGTATCGGAATTTTCGGCAAGCGCTCCGCCGACAGCCGTGATTATCTGAGGAATTGCCCCTACAATTGTCGTTATAATCTGCGGCAGAGCCTCTATCAGTGCGACAAATAGCTTTATGCCCGCCTCGATCATTTGCGGCAGATTGCCGATAAGCCCGTTTATAATACCGTCTATGATCTGAGGGAGCGCCTGAACTATTGCGTCTATTATTTCCGGCAGAGCCTCGACTAATGCCGTCAGCAGCGTTATACCCGTCTCGATTATCTGCGGTATTGCGCCCACGAAGAAATCAACTATCCCGACTATGATATCCGGCAGAGCCTCGATTAATACCGGCAGCGCGTCAAGCAATCCCTGAGCAAGCCCCTCGATCAACTCCAATGCAGCATCCAGCAGCAGCGGAGCGTTGTCGATAAGCGCCTGAACAATCTGCATGACCATATCGACAACGGCGGGTATCAGTTCGGGAAGCGCCTCGGCTATACCCTGCGCAAGAGTGGTTATAATCTGTATAGCCGCCTCCACAAACTGTGGCAGAGCCTCTATGATATACTGTACCAGCGTGAGGATTATCTCCGTCGCGGCTTCCGTGAGTTGCGGCAGATTGTCCATGATGCCCTGTCCCAGAGCCGAGAGCAGTCCCATGCCCGCCTCGATGAACTCAGGGAGTTTTTCGGTGATCATGGCGATTCCGTCCGAGAGAATAGTTCCGAGCGCGTCCATGGCGCCCGTGAGACCGCCCTCCTGAAACGCCGTGCCGAGCGTGGAAACGGCGTCAGAGCCGAACTGCACGAACTCCCGAAGCGTCGGCGTCAGACTGTCCGATATCGCTATCTGTGCCCCTTCAAGCGCCGACTGGAATAGAGTTATGTCGCCTTGCAGATTGTCAAGCTGAACGTCAGCCATCGCCTGAGCCGACCCCGCCGCCTCGTCGATATATCCCGAAAGCTCGTAAAACCTCTCCCCGGTATTGGCGAGAAGCGCGTTTGCGGATTTAAGGTCAACCTTGTTGAAGAGCGTATTCAGAACGTCCGTCTGCTCTCCCTGCGTCATGGTTGAGAGAGCGCCGTTTAAATCCGTGAATATATCGTTCAGCGAGCGGAGATTTCCTTCGTTGTCATACGCCGCGACGCCAAGTTCCTCCATTTTTGCCGCCGCTTTGTCCGTGGGCGCGGACAGAGAGAGAATGATATTACGGAGAGCCGTGCCGCCTTCCGCTCCTTTGATACCGTTATCAGCCAGTATGCCAAGAGCCGCCGAAAGCTCCGTCGTTCCTCCGGCAAGGTTTTTCGCCGTGCCGCCCACGGTCAGAATAGCATCGCCGAGCTGAGCCACCGACGTGTTGGATTTGGACGACGCCATCGCCATCTTGTCGACAAGCTCCGACGTTTCATCCAGAGACAGACCCAGCGCCGATGAAGCGTCCGTGATCATATCCGAAGCTGTGGCAAGCTCCATGCCGCCTGCCGCCGCGAGGTTCAGCACGTTCGGGAGCATTGACATTGATGTTTCGGCGTCGTATCCGGCGAGCGCCATATAGTTAAGCGCCTCCGCTGATTGCGTCGCCGAGAACGCCGTGGTCGCGCCCATTTCCTGAGCGAAATCCCGAAGCTCCGATATGCTGTCGACCGTCGTTCCCATCGTCGCCGCGACCTGAGACATAGCCGAATCGAAACTCATGCCCGCCGATACCGACGACCCCGCGAACGCCGTGACAGCTCCTGTCGCAGCCGTAAGCGCGCCCGCTGCAACTTTTCCGACCGTCCCCAGCGCCGACCCCAGCTTCGAGCCGAACGACGATGTTTTCTTTTCCGCGTCGTCGACTCCTTTTTTATAGCCGCTCGAATCGAGAGTGATTTTCGCCGCCAGATCAAATATATTCAGTTGTCCTCACTCCCTTCCGCAAGCGCGTTGAATCCTGTGATAATGCTGTTCGTGATCTCTTCCGCCGTCCGCGTTTCCTCCGGCTTGAATCTGTCGCCCCAGCGGAGATTTAGTTTATATGCCGCCCGAAGCGCGTCCGTCATGTAGATTTGATAAGACCGTGTTATCAGACGTTCCTCCGCCCGCGCTTTGGCGTAGCGGAGGAAATCTCTTACTCGCTGTCGTCCGTTGTACTCTCCGAGGCAGATGCGGACATTGTTTCCGCCGTCTCCCCCGCAGAGCGAAAAAGGCTCATCATGTCGGGATCGTTCAGTATCTCGATCAGCTTGACCGGGAGGACGAAGACGCCGGGAGCATATGTCGCCCTGTCCGCGCCGTCGAGAATCGCCATAATGTCAAGCACGGCGGACTTGTGGTTTTTGAGCGCCACTTTGACCGCCTTCGGAATCTGTTTTGCCTGAATCAGGCGGGCGAAGTCCTTGTCGGCGAACACCTCAATCGCCGGCTCGAGAAGATCGGCGAGGATATCCAGCGCCTCTTCGCCCTTGTACTCGGAAAGTTTCTTCATTTTGAGCCTCTTTCGATGTTGGATTTATATTCGATTTTGATTGTCGATCAAGTTCCGTCGTAGATGTAGAACTCCATCGGCATGACGTCCTGATTTGCCAGCGAGACGTGCCCGGTGAACTCGACGGATATCTGACCCTTCGCGTTTTTCGACGTCTGAAGCGAGAAGCCGCCTGTGGAGAGAGCGTTAATCAGTTTCACGGCGACATATCCGCCGTCGGCCTTGTCGCCTACCCACCAGAGATCGCCGAAGTCAGCCGCCGTGACATTCGCCCTCGGCGTGACTTTGTGCATGTCCGTACCGTCGATGTCAGCCGCACCGAGAATTTTCTTCGCGCCGTCGGTCGAGAGATTGAGAAGCGTGGTCGAGAAGGTGCACGTCCATGAATCGAGATGTTTAAACTCTTTGAGATTGTTCGGAGCGTTGTCGACGTCTTCCGCGAAATCGCTGTATTCGGGCGTGCAGTTGACGGATATGCCGCCCGTGGTAGCGCCGAGAATGTTTTCGTCCGTCAGCGTGGGATTCGCCGCCGGCGTGAACTCGGTGAGCAGAACGCCCGCGTCAAGCTGGAGGTTTTCAAATGCGTCCTGCGGAACTTTGGTGAAAGTCCTTGCCATTTTGTGATCCTTTCCCGGCTGTTAAGCCGATGTGAAATACTCTAATTCGATATTAATGTATATTCGTCTGATTCCGTCGTTTTCATCGCTCATGCGCTGCGCAAACGGATTGCCGCGTTTGATCCAGAGATAGCCTCCCTCGCACGGGAGACATTCACCGCCCTGCCCGATAGCCGCGTTGATTTCCGCCGCCTTTTCGGTGATCTCCGTCCAAGAGGTCGAATAATACCATAGGTCGGCGGAGATTGCTACCGGCTCGTCAAAATTGCTGTAAACCACCGTGTACGTCAGTCTCGGGAGCGGCGCGTCATCCGGCACGGTCGCCCTGTCATAAGCCGGGAGCGAGAAGCCGGAGAGAAACGAGTGGAGTGTCTGTGTTGCGTTCATGTTTTACGAACCCACATCAAACGGAGCCTGCCAGTTTTCCGTTATCGGTGTCTCCCCGCCGGAGACTTTCCAGACGTTAAGCCGGTTAGCCTCACGGTCGATCAAACCGAAATGCACAACAGGCGTTGCCTGCGAAAATCTGTCGAATGCCGTCACGAGCAGCCCTCCGGCGCGGTCAACCAGATCAACGTGTGTATGCCCTGCGAGAGCACAGAGAATTTTGTCTTTGCACCCGCTGAAATCATACGGGATCGCCTCGCTGTTTACCGTGATCTCACCCGCCGTCTTCGACTTTCTCGCGCCGAAAACGGCTGCCGAATATGCCTTGCCGTATGCAATATAACTCGGATCAGACGCCGCGCTCGTTCCTGTAATAGGATTATAGCATACGTCGCTGTGCCAGACGAGCGGCACATGAGATACGATCACGATATCATATCCGCAGTCGGTAGACAGCTCGTCGATGATCCATTTCCAATGCTCGGAGTTGATGAAGAAATATAACGGCCCCTTGCTGCCGCTGTCTCTGTCGTTGTAGTCCCAGCCTCCGACGACGAGATATCTTACATGATACTGGTCGTCGTATATGACCATGTTGCCGCTGTTGTCAGCATATCTCACCGTGCGGAGACCGACGGTCTTAAAATAGGGGTTGATGTATTTAAGATTTGGAATCACAACATTCGACGAAGAGCCGGAAGCCTTGTACCATGTGTCGTGGTTGCCGAATACATTGATCTGTTTCTCCTTCGGGATCGAGGCGACGGTGAGCAGCGCGTTTTCAAGCTCCTGATTCCGCATCAGCGGATCGGTCGTCACGGTACTGTCGGTCCAATGGTCGAGCACGGTGTCGCCGAGGTTGAATACGGCGGAAATCTGATCCCAGTTGGCGCAGTAGTCTATCAGATCAAATATCCATTTCCGCGAGGTCGTCAACATGGAGTGCTGATCTGTATGAAGTACAAACGGGATCTTTTTTGCGTCTCCGGCGTAATCTGTCATCCATGCCGTCATCGCGCCGGTGATCTGGCCGGCAAATGCTGTATCGGCACCGAGAGCTCTGTATGTGTCTTCGGTCGCCGTGTAACCGAGCACCGTCGCCTTGACGGGCTTTGTCTCTGATGCGCTGTTGTCGACGTATTTTTTTGTGTCCGCCTGATAGTCGAGTTTGAGAGTACCGGCTGAGACCGTAAACGTGTTGACTCCGATTCCGGTCTCGACATCGTGCGCTGGCAGAGCATATCTGTGGATCGTCTCCGCGCCCGTGTCGGTGTACAACTGCGTCAGCTCCCCCGTCACAAAATCGTAAGTGCCGCCGTGAAATCCCGGGGCCGCGTCAGTCCAGTCCGCCGTATATACCGCGTTTTTCGGCGGCGTGAATTCGTCTATCCCGACGACGCCCTCGAATATGCCGCTCTCGTCGTATTTGATCGTGGTATATCCTGCATTGTTGACCCCTTCCCACTGCAATACGCTTTTGTTCGCGTTTGTGACAAGACGGGCGGTCGAATACTCGCCGGATATCATCAATGGACAGGTCACGTTGGTTTGGGTATCGTCGGTGTATCTGATCCGTGAGTTGCTGCTCTCGGCATTGTTATTTTTTGTAAATCGAAGTATTATTGTATATTGCCCCGACGGCTTAAACTGGTTGAAGAATACTTTCCCCGTGGCATTCGATGCATTAAATCTGACAGTTTTGGCGTTGATGTTGATCACGGCGTTGGAGATCGCCGCTTTAATGCCGTTTGCCATGTCGATACCGCCGAATATGTTTGCCGTTTTCTGAGTCAGCGTCACGCCGGTATATCCCTCCGCGTTGTACGGCAGAGTTACGAGAGCGCTGCGTACCGGGGCGTCGAGAGCGCCGTCGGTGATGCGGACGGTGTCATATGATCCGGGAGTCGTGCGATACACGGCGGCGGCTTTTTTGGGGACAGTGTTTTCGAGCTCATTTATGGCGACGGTCAGCATCTCACCGTAGTATGACGGATCGTCCGCGACCTTGCCGTTGAGTATTAATTTCGCGCTTCCGCCCGGAGCGGTGATGACCGTGTTTGTCAATACCGCCTGCGCATCGCTGCATTTTATGATCTCCCCGGCGTCGTCGATAAAACACCATGCGAGAGGACGTACCCCGCCTGACAGATTTACGGTAAATCTATCTCCCGGAGCGACGGATAAAACTGAGTATTTCCACGACGCGTCGTCAGCGGCAGCCGTGACATCGACCGGGGATGTGTTGCAGG